CAATACCGACAGCCTCGGTAAGTCCTTGTGTCAGCATCTCGTCACGGCGTTGAGAAGCTTGCTCTGGTGTTTCATCTGTCACACCAAGCTGATAGCCAGCCTCTTGAACGACATCACCAGTCATGCCAAAGCGTTGGTCGATTTGCGGAGTAGCATCACGGTTGTAGCCAGGCATCTTGCTAAAGAAGACTTCATTTGCACCTTGAACGATTTCGGTAACACGCTCTTCACCCAGCTCAGCAATCATTCCGTTGAATCCGATTCGGCTTGCCATTGGCCCAACGTCTGGGTTAATACGCTGCCATGACTGACGAATGCGATTCAGGATGTACGTCTTCATGTTCTCAGGCACATCCGCTGATGTAGGCTTTGGTGTCATTGCCTTACGGATTGGTGCTCCAATCTTACTTGCACCTTTAGCCAGTGCCTCACCACCAACCTTCTCAACGAGATACTCGCTCATCTGGTTAACGACAGCCTTGGGTAAGCTGTTCATCCATGAGTCTTTCTCGGTCGCAGCGAATCCAGTCTCAGTGCTCTCGTCGTATTTGATGTCTCGCTGTGGTAGAGCTTGAGCTAGCGTCCCACCAACGTCTGTGACACCGGCGTAGATCCCAGCTTCAGTGACCGCTGGTGCTGCTTTAGTTGCTGCTTTGACCACAGCTGAAGCCATGAACTTCTTAAACTTCTCTTTCCCAAGTCGCTTGGCAAGAATTGCCATGCCCTTTCGGCCTATACCCCTAGTCACTCCACCGATGCCGCCCGTAACAGCAATGTCTACTGCATAGGCTGGAAGTTCGGTGACACCACGGGCAACCTTCAGTGCTGTTGGATCGGACTCCTGCATCTCGGCGTAAACAATATCTCTCGCTAGTCCGTAGATGTCACCTTGCTCTGGGTTGCCTTCGTAAATACGGTCAATGGCTTTTCCCTTCACCACTGCTTCGGCTATTTCGCCTGCACCAAACGTCAAAGGCATCCGACGCATTACGCCAGAGTAGATGTCTAAAAAGTCGCCTTTGCGGACTGCATCAGGATTGTCACGAAACCATTGAATTTGGTTTAGCAGCCTAGTGGCTGTGTTGTGGTCCTTTCGGTTAGCCGGAAGTGGAGCTGAATCCATTCCTCCTTGGAATTGAAATTCACGCGCTCGGTTCTCTTTTGCCCGATCCTCTTTACTCCACAATGTTTTCGGAGCTTTGTTGCCAGAATAGCGTTGTTCAGACACACGACCTGTGTTGATGAACTCGTAACGACGACGGCGTTCGTCGGGGTAAACAATCTGCCACGCTTCATTGACTGGGCGCAAACCGCTTTCCCAAGCACGCTGTCGCTCTTCGACGGACATCTTTGCGTACATGTCGTCCTGAAGTGTTACAGGTTCAGTGTCTTTGAACTCGTAGAATAATTCGTATGGATCGGCCATTTAGAATCCCTGTAGCGGTCCTTGCCATTTCGGTTCTGGATTGTATTTTCGACGAGTCTGGTCCATTAGCTGTTCGGGACTTACTCGTTCGACACGATGATTCGGATCACGTTGCCAAGCGGAAGTGTTGTACTGCATTTGCAGAGAGATACCTTCCATCGTGCTTTGGTCTGCAACCTCAGCACCTGGGTAAACTGCAACCTTATATTGATCGCCTATTCGATACTCAACTTTGCCTTTTCCGGCAGGGCTACTAACTCGATGAGTCGTCATGGTTGGTGGACCTTGACCGAAACGAGTTTCCCAAGTTTGTTCGATCCCGTATTTGGACACATCTTCCTGAGCTGGCTGATAGTCAATACGCTCAGCCTGATCTCGCATTTCAGCGTCACGGCGTTCGAGTTCAGCCATGTACTCTCGACCAGGAGCCATTGTGGGTTCCATCTTGCCGTCACGAAGCTTGTAGCCCGTGATCTGAGGTTCATCCGCTCCCATTTCCATTGGTGTTTGATAATTCGGACCGCCTGGAGAGCCAGCTGCAATTGCTGCATTTTGGCGGCGATACTCCTTGTCCATCGCTTCTGCCTCTTCTTTGCTTATACCGGCACGCTGCAACAAGTCCTCGGCATGACGTCGTTGTTCGGAAGCCTCTTCTCCAGCAGTCCTAAACCGATTTGCGTCATAATCAGACACAGTAGCGGGTTGTGGCAGCGTCTCGTCCGCGCTTATGCCAGCATTCCACAACAATGATTCTGCGTCTTGTTTCTGTCGCAATTGTTCGAGCGGAGTATAGATAGATGGCTCACGCTTAGCGGCCTCTATAGCATCAAGGCGTTGAGCTTCAGCCTGTTCGGCCATTGCCTCGTCTTCTCGTCGTGTAGGCTCGTGGACGAAAGGCTTCGCTTCTGTTGGTATTTCGCCATATACTTCTGGCCAATACATCTCAGCTACTTTGATGACACGTTCAAACTCTTCACCATCAAGAACCGTAAGCTGCTGCACATTGTAGTCATCAATTACACCATGTGTTTGCAACTCTGGATGCCGCCGATTGATGTCACTAAACATTGCGTTGATTCGTGGCACTAATGCTGCCATGTACTTTCGATCTCCACGCTCTATAGCAGCTCTCATACCGGCGAGTGTTTCGCGATGGGTGGCGGCTTCCGTAGCCTCACGCTCTTCACGTTCTCTTGTAATTCTTTCACGATGTTCACGACGAGCTTGCATCACATCAACTGGTTCTTCTGGTTCACCTTGAATGAATACAATGTCATCCTCACCAATCTCTCCTCGCTCCCGCATAGCCTCCTCTTCTGCTCGTGAAGCTGCGATGTGTGGATTGCCTGGTTGTCCAGGCGGTACTGCTGGATTTGTTACTACACCTGCTGGCTGATCTGGCTGAACGGGTTGCTCTGGTGGAGTTTGTTCCATTGGTTGAGCGGCTGGTTGCGGAGCAGGTTGTTCTGGTGCTGCTGGAGCTGGGGCAGGTTGTGGTGGAGCTGCTGCTGCTTCTGGAACAGGTGGGGCAGCTGGCTGTTCCGGCGGTGCTGGTTGTTGCCCTCCACCGATGATCGTGTCGCCATACGTTTTTTGTTGCCATGTGAGGAAATCAACTGCGTCTAAGGGAGATTCCAAGCCAGACACATACTTGTTGTACATCTCTAGTCGCTTGTTAATACGCTCTTCGTTTTCAGCTGCTTCAACTCTGGCTGCGTTTGCCTCAGCGTTAGGGTCATAGTTTTGATCGGGGACCATATTCCACTGACCAGTTTCGTAATTGAAGCCGTCAGCAATAAATTTTTGCTCTCCTACAATGAACGGCTCAGGTTGATAAATCTCAACCCATTCTTTTGGCGTGAGCTGGCGTTCCTGCCATTCGCCGTTTTGATCCTGCTCGTAGTAGCTGTAGTTTTGCCGGTATTCCCATTCGCCGTCCTGCTTGCGGGTTCGTAAAAATGGTGTGTTTGATTCGTAACCGCCATCCTGTGCACCCCATCCTTCGGAGTAACCAGGCTGAAGTTCTTTATCGATGGTGTACCGAGCGTCATCTTTAAGAGCGTTTGCTTGCTCAACTTTCTCCTGATAAATTCGCCTTGCTTCCGTAGGCTCAATTCGAGGGTCATTTAATGCATCATGACCTTCCTTGAGTAACTTAAACCCCTCTGCCTGACCCTCTTCATTCAGGTTGGTTTTGAACATCGTAACTAAGTTCTGGTTTGCAAGAGCGTTAAAGTCCCGCTCTTGAGCAAGCCCATGACGCATTCGAGCATCAGCTACCTGTCGCTCACCATAGACTTTCTGTAGATCAAGTTCGTGTTTCCTCCGATCCTCAGCAAGCTTGACGTCATGCTGCTGGCCTTGCTCGAACTGCATGCCTCGCTGCTGGAAATCCTGTTGCCTGAGCTGTAACTCCTGCATTGCACGCTGTTGCTGGCCGTGGAACTTAAACAGATCAGCTTGAAGATTCTGTTGCTGTATCTGGCCACGCTGACGCATCTCAGCCTGACGCTGAGCCAGCTCCTCCATCTCCTTGCGGCGTTTGGCGATGTACTCGTTTTGACCTGTACGAAAAGCGAGTTCGCCAACCGCAACAGCGGATGGTCCGTATTCAACACGAATTGCCATTTGTTAGTTTCCGTAGAGTTGTGGTAGAGAAGTGCGTGGTTTCGCTCGGTTAGCGGTGGTACGCAAACCTGCTCGACTGTAGCGTGAAGCAGCGTTACGCATTTGATTTGCTCTTTGCGAAGTTGTTTGCATTGTGTTGCCTAACGCTCTGTTTTGACGGTCGGTGAATTGCTGTTTCACACCCTGATTAGGCGTTCGTAAATTTACCGTGGTAGGACCAGTTGGCTTAGGCGATGATGGTCGATTTTGCTGAGGTATGCGGCTCATGCGGTTGCCATAGCTGTCTCTGGCAGAGCCTTGTGGGTCACGCCGGAATCGAGCCATTTGTGGTTGGTCTTGATTAGGGAGTTGTGGACTTGGATTAGCCTGCATTCCTGAAGGTTTAGAGATGTCTGAGCTGCTTGTGGTGTTCATTGAAGGTGGTTGCCGCATTCCTCCTTGAGCCTGATTACGTAAGTCAGCAAGTGTCTTAGGACCACCTTGCTCAGCACGTCGCTGGCGAATCATTTCGCCATAGCCCTCTTGCCCGAACATTGGAAGCTCTTGCTTTTGTTGTGGGCCCTGCTGCATACGTGATGCTTGAGGCCGCTCATTCAGTTGAAATTGGCGACCCTGATTACTCCCAATCCCATCGGCAATTCGGTTAAATAATTCGCCCTGTGACCGAGTGTTACCACCTTCACCATATCTTGACTGCCATCTATCCATGTCACGCTGAAAATTGTCAGCGTTCTGCATTCGCTGCTGAGGCGTCATTATGTCAAATCTGCGTTGCATGTTGTCAAGGAACGCTTGGCGAGAACGAGCATTAACTTCGTTGCGAGTTTGTTCAAACCGTTTACTTTCAGTATCACGCCTTTCTTGATCCTGTTGTTTCCTTGCAGCTGATTCAGCGTATTTCTGTTCCCAAAATTCTTCCCGTGAAGGTCCTGTCACAGAGCTTTGAGGCTGACCGCCACCTTGAGGTGCTGCAATAGAACCGTGCATTGAAGGTGAGGGGCCACCATAAGTACCATCCGTTCTGGAGTTAGCTTCACGTGTTTGAGGTGACGAAGCACCTTGTGCTTGAGCCGAAAGTTTTTGAAGACTACTGCCCATTTGCTGCCCAAACATTCCCTGCATACTGTTGTCTAGCTGCTGTTCCATGGTTGGGAACTGGCCATCTCGTCCACGAGTGTCCTGATCGAATGGACTTCCTTGAGGACCACGCTGTTCAGGCTGTGGAATCTGTGTTGGGCCTGGTTGCTCGTACTCAATATCCGTGTCTAGCGGATTACGCCGCTGCATTGGTGGCATGTCAGCTGTCAGGTCAGCTTGCGTCATTCCACCTAGCAGTTGGCTAGCCATGAAGTCCTGATAGTTTTGTGCGTTGCTATCAACGTCTTGTAGAGTCACACCGGGAGCCATCATTATTTGCCGATCAGCAGCTGGGTCACTAGGCATTGGCCCGCGATCAACCGGCGGTCTTGGAATTGTGGGGTTTCGCACCGGCCCATCATTCGGACCCTGAACCGGACCGCCTGGCTGTGGTGGTTGAGGTGGCCAGTTTGGTGGAGGTGATTGTGTCGTCGGAATATTCGGTGGTGGAATTGTAGGTGGCTGTGTAGGAGGTTGTGTAGGAGATTGATTAGGTGATTGCGTTGGTGGTTGTGTTGGTGATTGCGTTGGTGGTTGTGTTGGTGATTGCGTTGGTGGTTGTGTTGGTGATTGCGTTGGTGGTTGCGTTGGAGGCCTTTTCACAGGTGACTCGTCATCAATGTGTTGCAATCCACCTCCTGTCGGATCGTCTGGAGTGCCAAATGGTCCGGTGTTGCCAGTGTTTTGCCCGCTTTGATTCTCAGCATCGCCTCCACCTTGCGTGCTTGTATTGCCTGGGCCTTGAGTGGCGGGTCCACCTGTCGGTTTATTCGGGTCAATAGGCTGCACGCCTGTTTGTGCATCTACCAATTGACCGTTAACAGTGATGTCTAAATCAATAGGTTGACCAGGCGGTGTGTTCTGCTGTGCATCAACAAGTCCTTGCATTGCATTAGCAAACGCATTGTTAGTTTGATTCCAGTTGGCTTCGAGCTTGCTAATCGTCTTTTGGTGGTTCTCAGCATCCCGTTCACGCCCTTCAGCCATAGCCTGTTCGTACTTTTCGACCTGCTTGGCGTGTTTCTTGTCGAACTTTTCCTGTTGCTTTATGCGTTCCTCGTTCGCTTTATTCCATGTCTCTTCGAGCTTTGCGCGGTTCTCTTCAGCAACCTTACGTTCCGCTGCCAATCTTTCGTTTAGTTCTTTCTTGGCAGCAGTACGGTCGGCACGACGTTCTTCGTTAGCTTTTACTCTGTCGGCTCTTTCTTGTTCACGCTGCTTAACCATTTGGTCTCGCATGAACTTTTGCTGTGCAGCAATCTGCTGCATTGCCCATGGATTGAATCCTTGGTTCTGTTGTTGCTGCTGAGCACCTACTGGCATTCCTCCACCGCCGACTCCCATGCCGCTCTGTCCAGCAGCAAGGGCAAGACCAGCGTACTGATCCAGCGATGGAACGTCTTCAGTTTTACGCTCCATGAAGTCAAGCGTGTTTTGTTTAGTCACGTCGCCACGTTGCTGCCCACGTTCAAGAGCGGACACAGCACCTTGTCCGAGCTGTGCTTGCGTACCGAAGCCTTGTGCTTGCTGACCGAACTGAGCAGCCATACCTTGTCCGGCGAGCTGTCCCTGAAGTCCTGTGAGCTGTGATTGTCCTTGCTGGAATGCTCCAGCTCCCTGACCAATCATGCCAGCCTGTTGACCAAAGCCCTGACCGATCATGCCAGCTCTAGCACCGAGAGCCTGTCCCTCTAGTGCAGCCTGTTGCTGCTGGCCTGCGGCTAATGCACCTGCTTGTGCGCCAAACTGTTGTCCAGCCATCGACGCATCAACACCTCGTTGTTGCTGTTGTCCGGCAGCGAGTGCAGATAAACCAGCAAGTCGGCTTTGTTGTGTCTGACCTTCGAGTGCTGTTTGACCACGCTCTTGTGCTGCGAGTCCTGCTTGTCCGAGTCCGGTTGCAGCACCAAGCTCTTGACCACGCATCTGTGTTGTTGCACCAACGCCAGCCATTCCAGCTTGCTGTTGAGCACCAGCTCTTGCACCTGCAAGATTCGATTGTGCTCCTAATCCCTGAGCAGCCATTTGCTGTTGAGCTGCTAAGCCTTGTCCAGTCATTCCAGCGGCTGCTCCAGCACCTTGGCCTAGAAGACCCATCTGTGCTTGAGTTCCCTGTTGAACTGCACCAAGTTGTCCAGCCAGTGTCTGTCGTCCGACAGCCTGTTCAGCTGCTGAGATTGCCTGTTGTCCTTGAGCCTGCTGTGCTAGTCCAGCAAGTCCTGTTTGAAGTCCGGCCTGTTCGCCTCGACCAGCAGCTCTTTCTCTCGCTCCGATTCCAGCCTGACCTAACCCGATGTCAGACTGTACACCAGCTCCACGCAGTTGTTGCTGTGCAGCAAGTTGCTGACCAGTCATCTGAGCACCAGCTGATAATCCTGCTGCCTGCATTGCGTCTTGAGCTGACATACCTTGAGAAGTGAATCGCTCAAATGCGCCAGCTTTCTGCTGACGTACTTGAGACTCAACTTGGCCAATGGCTTCCTGGCGATTTCGTTCGATGTCTGATCGGGCTCTGTCTATTTGGCCACGAATCGTTGTGTTATCTAAACCACGAGACACAAGGTTCTGTTCCATCTGGCCAACAGTTCGCTCGATTTGTTCGTCGAACTGCCGGTTAATGCGATCCATGGATGCCTGACCCATCTGATCGTACATATTCAGACCTTGCTGAGTTCTGGCATCGTAGCGTCCAGCACGTTCCGCTTGTGCTCCTTGGAAACCACCAGTTACATCAGCACGTCCAGCACCAAAGGCTTGTCCTGTTTCGTCGATTGCTCCACGGATTCCCTGAGCTGCCTGACCACGAAGAGCATCAAAGCGTCCACCGATGTCCTGACCTGTAGCAGCGGCTTGGCCTGTAGCTTGTTGTCCGAGCTCTGAATAACCTTGTCCAAGCTTACCTAATCGTCCTTCGGCTCTGGCTGACAAGTCTTGAAGAGTCTGTTGTCCGAGTTGACCAGCACGCTGTTCAGCACCAGCGGAGATGCCTTGTGCGGTTTGTCTGGCTCTCCCAAACTCTCCACGCACATCCTCACGACCACCGGCAAATCGCTGTCCTGTTTCAGACACACCAGCAGCGGTGTCTTGACCGATGTCCTGACGAGCCTGATCAAAGCGTCTACCAGCAGCAGCTTCTTGACCAGCAAAGTCACTACCGACCTCGCCTCTGGCAGCAGCTCGCCTTTCAGCGTCAGCTTGTCCAAGCCCTTGATAGCCCTGTTGAATTTGAGCGCGGCCTTCAAGATTTGTCTGTGCAGTCTGGTCAGTTGCTCCTTGATACTTACCCAGTAAGTCCTGAAGGCTTTGTTCACCTCGGCCTGTTACACCTTCACGAGCAGCTTGGCCCATCTCACCAAGCTGACCAGCAACCTGTTCTCCACGGTCTTCAGCACGTTGTCGTGCAGCATCACCTAATTCGCCAACACGCCCTTCAGCCTGTTGAGCGAGTTGACCAAGGCGAGATTCGTCGGCTCTGTATCGATCAGACACATCACCAACTCTTTGCTCGCCGCCTGTAAGAACGTCTTTGATTGTGCCATCAGCAACGCCTTTCATGTTGCTTAGCACGTCGCCACTCATGTTGGCGATGTTCTCGGCTAAATCGGAATGCTTAGTATTTAATGTGTCTAAATCTGCTTTTTGCTCATCAGTGAGGCGGTCATACAAAGACAGGATTTGGCGGTAACGAGCTTCATTCGCAGCATTACCTGCCTGACGAGCATTCTCAAACAGGTTCATCACACGTTCGATCAAAGACTGAGCGTATGGTGTTTTGTTACCTGAATTCTGGTTTTGCCGTTCTTTTTTAGACGGATTCTTTTGATTCGGTCCGGTAGCCATTAGCGGCCTCGCATGATTTTGAGTTGACTGATTGGGTTAGAAGGATCACCGATCATCTTCTGTTCCATCTCGGGGTTGATGGCTTGGAAAGGATTCAACTGTGCTTTTGTTTTGCGTTGCATTCGCTGACCTTGCTGGGTCATCGAATTGTCGATGTTCGTTGTGCTTTTGCGCTGGTCAAACATTTGGTTAGTGCGATTGTTGAAGGTGCGTGACGTGTTGTAGTTGTTAGTAACTGGCGGCATTGGAGAAGGCGAAGGCATTCCGAAGCCACCGCCTGGATTCGCATTTAGGCCACCTGTATCCATACTGCCACTGCCTTGTGTGCCTGGCATTCCTGGCGAGACAGGATTAATCATGCCGCTAGGTGGATTCAGCTGTTGTGGTTGTTGCGGCGCACCAAAACCACCACCTTGTGCAGGAGGTAGCTGAATACCACGTTGCTGTGCAAACTCTCGTGTTCTCGGAGGTGTGTATCCAGGCATGTAACTCATAATCAGCCCATTTGATCTAAGGTCTCGGAATACCAGTTGCCGCCGTAGGCAACACAAAGCTTGACGGTCGAACCGCCACCGCCGTAAAGCAACACAATCTCTCCATCAGCAGGACTACTGTTTAAGTCCGTGGAGTCGGTTTCATCACTGGTAACAACTGGAATCGCAATAGCTCCGTTGACCGTGATTTGCTCAGCATCAGTCAGAGCCAGTCGAGCATTGGCTCGCCGAGCTCTGGGAGGAAACTTTGGTCCTCGATTCAATCCACCAATTAACCCCATTACCATTGCCTCGCTATTGGGCCGTCGAAGCTGTTGAGTTCTACTCCAAGAAACTCGTAACTCCATGACTGGCTGTCTGTGTTGTTTTGAAGTTTGATAAACATGTCATGACCAGTCGCTCTTCGTCTTTCGCTTTTATTGCGACCAGCAGACACAGTAGCAGCCAGCTGAGAAGTGCTAGAAGCAGCAGCAGCTTCTGCTGTTTCTCCGGTGTAAACATTGAGGGAAACATCGTTCGATCCTGTACCTAGTGCAGCCTTAATCTCAGTAAGCATGAGTTTCGGGCGGTTCTTCAAATTGATTGGTCCAAGCTTGATGTATGAATCAATTGCTGTTGAATCATCGGTCTTGCTTGGTGTGTCATAGTCAAAGCGGCGAACGTAACCGTCCTGACCACCCATTAACACAGTTCTGTCGGCAGCAGCGTCACCATCGAAAGTGTGAACAGACACAGGATTGTGTGAGTTGTTACCGAACTTATCCGGCCACCAACTCTGATTACGAACGTCGTAGTAATAGTTGGTTGTTGCTCCACCACCGAGCGGTGTTAGAAACACATAGAAACCACGCTCACGGTCAGACCACACCATACGAACCAACGTGGTGTTGGCGTTATAGGAGTTCATTCGTTCCTGAATAGCGTTCTCGGTAATATTCTGCGGAGGTGAACCAGGCTGCATCTGATAGACACCGCCTGTTGAACCGAAGAAGTAAACGATTCCTTCAGGCGATTTACAGTAAGGTCTGCCGAATGGAGCACCGATTGTGTCTGAAATAAGGTCGAGACGACCACCTTCAGCTGGATCACCAGTCATCTGATAGATGCTATGGTCACCGAAGAACAGCAGGATGTCGTCGTTATACGGACACATTGCATTAACGATGTCTGGACTTTTGCCAGCATCAGCATTGTTTCCAGCGACAGCCATCGTAGCGGTTGGCGTAGAAGGACTGTAGTTCCAATTGCGAGCATCACCGACAGCTGACATGTACCAGTTGTGTGGATCAGTGCTAACACCACTGCAAACAATACGACCACGCCACGTCTCAATCAGACGAGGTTCATTACCACTATCAACCGGCAGAGAGCCAGAGGAAGCTGACCATGTGGCGACTGTGTTTGTTGAAGCTGTCCACTGTTTCGTAGAAGCACCATCAGCAAAGTACACAACACCGAACAGTTCAGCTGAATAGATCGCAGGCACGCTAGACGACAATGCACTACTGCCATTAGTAGCAGTCGTAAATGTCGAGCTGGTAACCTTTGCCACAGTTCCATTGGTCACGGCGTAGGTCGTAACAGTTCTAGCACCAACCTCTGATTGGCTACTTGGTGTGTCACGAGCTACTACCTGACCAATGTCCTGAACCTTACCGTCAGCTGTTCGAGCGTTAACGTACTTTGTTAATCCAGCTCTTTGCCCACCACGAGAGCGGCCAGTGCCCGGATCATAAGCACGAACATTTTGGCAATCGACGGTCGTTCCTTTAGGCTGTGTTTCATAGCCGGTTGATTCGACGAGTCCTTTGACTGGCCACGGCAAATCAAACCGTGTCAGTAATCTCGCCATTAGCTCATCGCTGCTCCGTTGTTAGCAACAGGCGACCAGATGTAATCTGAGCCTTTCTCAATCGACATAAGCACTAGCAGGTCACCGGCGTCAGCCATTGTTGCTGTGGTTTCGGTTCCGTTACCACTGTTTAGGATTTCACTGTCTGCACCTGTGATAGCTACGTCACCACCATCGGTTTTCAGACACAAAGCCAGAATGATGCCAGCTCGCTCAGGAGATGCAATCTTTCGGGTTTCAGATGCAGCCGTCACGATTGAGACAATGCCTAATGTGCGGTCTACGGGAATCGTTCCACCATTGCCTGGATCGACGATTTCCATTTCCGGCTCACGAGCCAGTTGTTGAAGAATGTTATGTCCACTCATCAAAGGGTTCCTTCTAGGAAGAGATTAAATGTAGGTCTACTGTTCCGGCGGCATCGCCTTGCAGCTTGAGGAAAGCTGCACCTTCGATTGCACTGTCCAGTGCGAATACTCGGTTTGCAGCGACGGTTGTTGAGATGGCACTACCAGCGTTGTAGAGCTGTGTGTATGTGCCGTCTTCTGTACTGGAAATCCAATACGTCAGCGATGTGATGGATGAACCGTTGGGAACTAAGACGACTCCCTTCGTAAATCCAGAGAACACAATCGCATCTGAGTTGTCCTTGTCATCACTTACTGTGATGCTGGGCAACACATCGTTTTGTGGTGTGCAGTGCATAGTTCACCTATGGGTTCGTATCTGTAAAGAATGAGCCGTTGTACTTCACAACGTCTCCGTTCATGTATCTGTTTTGTTGTTCGTTCCATGCGTCCAGATCACTGCCATCGCCGTTGTATCCCATGCGTTCAGGTGTGTGCATGAGCTTGTCGTAGGCTATTGAGGCATTGAGTCTGTTTTGGAATGCAGCTGCATGAATACCAGCGTTGTTGTCCATCCGTGCTTCAGCGATAGCCAGACACGACTCAAGGATTGTCTCAGCGTGAGCAGCACCACCTTTGGGATACGGATAGCTTGCGTCAATCTTTCCAGGTAGTGCGTGGTAGCGATAGCTGAGCGTGTATGCCTTATCCGGTTTGGGATAAAGCATCAGCTGGAATCGCTGTCCGTTTGATCCGTCAGAGCTGATTGGACGAATAGCGGCAAGCTTCGGGTCACTGGCAAGATCGCTATAATCTCGCTGTCGCAACACTCTTATCCGATGCTCACCAGTTATTTCAATTGGGAACCAGCGACTGTCATCGGATGAGTAAGTCATCTGGCCTATCAAGCCGCCAAAGTCTGCACTGAGTGTGTAATCAGATGTATTAGCGACGGTTGATAAAGTTGTTGTTGGTTCGAGGAAGCTCCACTTATAACCTGTTGGAGACAGTTGGGTCGGAGCAGGGTGGTAGAAGTTGCGAAGACCTGACTTCACGATGTCGTCGATCTGTGAGCCTTCGTCACTCGACCAGTTTGAGCTTGTGCGTTCACCAAACAGAAACCAGCCAATCTCCTTGCGAATGTCCGCATACGTGAGACTGAGACTTGATTCAGTTGATGTGTCTGCCGGACTTCCGAGCGTCTTGATTGTGAACTGAACAGGAATGGCATCACTGTGTGTAAACAGCAAACCAACTACCGATGCGTTCATTTCCGCAGCGGTTAGGTTAACGCTGTACTGGCCGTTACCTTCTTCGGCGACAGAGCCTGCAATGCTTGCTTGTGTTCCACCGTCTTTGGTTACGTACTTACCAATCGCACTGGCAACACCAGTTAGTGCTGCACCAGTCGATTTGTTAACAAGACCAAAGGTGAATCCTGTTACTGCTTCGTTTCGTACAAAAGCCATTTATTAAACCCAGAAAAGTGCGAGTCGCCCTGACGCAGCAGCCGAAGCCACTACGCCAGAGCTGACGCACAGGAGACTTAGTTAGCTACTTGCTCAGCCTGGAAACA